GTACGGAGTCGAACGTGATAAGCCAAGACTCAAAACCCACAAACGAGAAAGGCCCAACCGCTGTAACGGTCAAGCCTTTGTGTTCAAAAATGGAGAAGCCAAAATGAACATGCCAATTTTAACACAGTTTGGAAATTCTGAACAAAAAACTATGTCGAGTCGCGTTATTGCCAACTTGACAGAAAAGCGTCATGACCACGTTAAGCGTGATGTTGAAAACATGCTTGGGCAGCTTGGTTTAGATATCCCCAAATTTGGGGGCATCTATTTTGATGCTCAAAACCGACAACAAACCGAATATTTGTTAGACGAAGAACTAACAATGACTTTAGTCACTGGTTACAACATTGTTTTGCGTAATCGAGTGATTAAACGCTGGAAAGAGTTGGAGCTACAAGCAAGCCTACCATCCTACATGATTGCCGACCCAATCGAACGCGCTAAAAAATGGATTGAAGAAGAAAAGCAAAAACAGCTCGCTATTCAAGAGCGCGACCACGCTATCGCAACCAAAGCTGAAATCGGTAGCCGTCCTGAAGCAACTGCAATGTCTACAGCGTCCAAGTACAAGCGCAAAGCTGAAAAACTAGAAGCACTGGTGGATGAGTCACAAAGCTTCGCAACCATTAAAAAGGTTCAAGCACTCACTGGTGGCACTTATGACACCTACGCGCTTCGTCGCCACAGCAAAGCAAATGGACTAGAAATCCAAAAAGCCGAAGATGCTAACTATGGCAGCGTGAACTCATATCACAAGGACGCATGGTTAGCGGTTTACAACATCAATCTTTCTTCAATTCGCGGGGTGTGAATCATGAGCCATCAAATATTAGCAGACATTGAACTAAATCGAAAGATTAGTTTGTTTCAAAAAGCGGTTGAGGCTTATGCGCTTAATCGGACACTCGAAAATTCCCAAGCAGTAGCAAAAGCTAAAGCTGAATTAATTTGGCAGGTTTTGTGTGGGGTGTCTGATGAACATTGGACTGGATTTTGAAAAACTAACAGAAAAGGCAGTCATTGTGACCGAACAGTACTCCAGAACGCCTAATTTCGTCATTGATGATATGTACATGGCGCAGCTTAGCGATAAGGCGTTCAAGTGCTACATGCTCATTTTGCGTCAAACTGTGGGCTTTAATCGTAGCTCAACATCAATAGCAACAGAAACTTTTAAAAAGTACTGTGGTATCAAAAAAAATAATACCGTTTACACTTGTATTCAGCAGCTCGAACAACTGAAATTAATCTCTGTTACTCGTGCAACAGGTGCAACAAACCAGATCAAAATTCTACCAAACCCATCCCATGAAACGGTACTACCGTCAAACGGTACTACTACCGTTGAACGGCAGGGGACTACTACCGTTGAACGGCAGGGGACTACTACCGTTGAACGGCACACTATAAAAGAAAATATTAAAGAAAATATTAAAGAGAGCGCAAACGAAAAAAATTCACCAGATGAAATTCTGAATATCTGGACACCAGATTTGCATTCTCTAAATTCTTGGTTACAGCGCTCTGGATTACCAAAAATCACTCAAGACCAAGCTGAAGAATTACTACTTGAAATCAATCCTCACTACGAAAGCAAAATTCACACTGGTGCAGTAACCACCACTCAGATGTATTCAAATTTTGTGAAGTGGATTAAGCGTGATTTCAAACTTACTGAAAAACTCATGCAGCAAGCAGAGCAAAACATCTCTGAACAACCTCAGCAAACCCAATTTAAGGGCGTTGCAAAGAAATTTAAGGGGATGGACGAATGATTGAATTATTTTCTATTCCAATTGAACAAAGTGTTTTATCAACACTCATGACAATTGATCAAGCAGCGGATGAAATTATATCGGAGCTTGATGTGTCTGATTTCTATGCTGGTAAACATCAAATTATTTTTGCTCATGTCAAAGCACAACAAGCAAAAGGCGAGGCTTTTGATGAAGTAACAATCTTTGAATTAATCAAAGCGAACTCACTTGAGGCAAAAGAGATTGATGAGCAATTCATAGTTAATTTAATGAGTGCTGTTAGATCGGCAACTTTGCTTAATACGCATCTAAAAAAACTCAAAGAGTTTTCGGTTCGCAGAAAGATTCAAGACCTTTCAAAACATATTGGAACAATTGCTGTTGACACCGTTAGCTATGACGCAGAAACCGCAATTCAAAAGGTTCAACAACTTACAAACAACCTTGAGTCTGGAACGGTTGAAAACACACTAAAACATGCACATGAGTTCTCAAAAGCTGCTGTAACTGAGTTTTTAGCACGCCATCAAGCAATCCATGAAAATAAGCCGTATTACGGTGGTGTTAAGACTGGTTTTATTGAGCTAGATAACAAGCTTGGCGAGGTATCAAAAGGCGATCTGGTTTTAATTGGTGCCCGCCCATCAATGGGTAAAACAACTTTCGCTCAAAACCTTGCTATAGACATGATGATCAATCAGTCATTACCAGTGTTGTTCGTTTCAATTGAAATGTCAGGGATGCAGATTGCACAACGTTTGATTAGTGGCTTGGGTCAAATTGAATTAAGCAAAGTTCTGTCAGGAAACGCGCAGATTGACGATGTTGGAAAGATTGATCGTGCATCTCGTTTAATCGAAAAAGCACCACTCATGATTGATGACAGCGCTCGCTCAACAACGGCATCAATTCGCAGGTCTGCTCGAAAGCTCAAAGCTCAATATGGGAAAGTTGGCGCAATCTTTGTTGATTATGTCCAAAAGGTGACACCACTAACTAAAAATAATTTTGGTCGTGGTGACAAAGATATTGGAGAGATTTCGGGTGATTTAAAGCGCATAGCGCGTGATTTTGATTGCCCTGTATTTGCACTGGCACAACTTAACCGAAACCTTGAAAACAGAACAAACAAACGCCCTGTGAACGCAGATTTAAAAGAGTCAGGTGATCTTGAACAGGACGCGGACATCATCATGTTTATTTACCGCGATGAGGTTTACAACAAAGAATCAAAAGACATTGGAACTGCTGAAATCATTATCGGTAAAGCTCGAAATGGGTCAATAGGCACAGTTCGTTTAGCAACTGATTTGGCAAGATCAACATTTGCAGATTTAAGTCCAGAGTATTACGAAGCGATGGTCGCTGGAGGTGCAGCGTGAAAGACCCACTAGATAACCAGACTGTGGATTGGTGTGAAGAAGCACAACCACATTTAAGTTTAAGCAAATCAATGCTCAAGTTTGATCAGGTTGCATCTTTTATGTCTAAAGCTGTCCACCAAAAGGGGCGGGTTTCCTCAAAAGACTTTATGGGTTTTACAGGGTCGGGACTTAGGTCGGCTCAGCGTGACTTAAAAGCACTTTCTAAAATGGGTTATTTAACCACTGATGAATGCATGCCCAAAGGTTATCTACCTACAGAAAAAGCAAAATATATATTCGGAGGTGCTAAATGACTCCAACACTTACAGGAGTTCGCACAGCTTTGCAGAACCTAGCAGCAAAGAAAGGTCGTCCAGATTATGAGCTTTGCACTGCTAAGCAAGTGAAAACTGCTTTTGAATGTGGAATTCATCATGCACTTATTGGTGAGTTAATTCCACTTATTGACTTCACTAAGAAAGAAGCTGAAAAGCCTGTAAAACCAAAAGGTTTAAGAGGATCTCAAGCTAGATTAGCAAGAAAAAGATATTACCCATCAAGTGAGCAAGTTGTTGAGGTTATTGAGTGGCTTAATCAAAGCGGAATCAAGTTAAGTGATATTGCAGCCAAAGCCGACTGTAGATATTCGTCACTTTCTGTTATTCGCAAGGGAAATAAAAAGTTCACTTTAGACCTATACAACAAAATCATGAAAGCACGAAAAGAATTAGAGGGAGTTAAGGCATGAACTTCAAACTAATGATGACTTTGATAAGCAAATACAATCAAGGTCTCAGAACTAAAGAAACACTCGAAGCAAATCGTATGTACTTGAAATTGCGATTAAACGGTTTGTTAAAAGAAGCAAAGGCAAACATTACAAATCGTGACAAGGAGCAAAGCCAATGAATGCGATTCAATTCATAAAAGATTACGGTGTTGATAAGGCGAGGAAAGTTATTGATGGTGCGCCTGAATGGGCA